CAGTTCGTAAGCTCGCTCCTCATTAAGTATCATACCGTTATCGGTTTGTGTCTTAATAATATCAGCAGTTTTATGTTCGATATCTACTGCTACCTCGTCTTGCTTACTAAGATGATCATAAAGATTTTTGGTGAGTCTAACGTCTTGCTTACAATACTCAAGCATTTCTGTACTGTAGTGTTCCCATCCACCATCATAATCATCTTTATAATTACCAAGCCTCTGGCCCCAAGATCTTAGACTGTGCCCACCTTCAAGGCTAGGGTTATGTAGTCGTGAAAGAACGAGAGTGTCCCGTATACCAAAAGACCAATCCAACCCACTAATCCTACGCAAAATAGGAACATCAAAGCCAATAATGTTGTGTCCGATAAGTGTTTCGACATTCTCTGATGCCAACCATTCTCGAAAGAGTCCATAAGAATTACCTCCTAAAAAATTGTAAACAGTAGGCTCACCATCATCAAGCATCGCACAAATGCAATGTATTTTAGTGGCGTTTAGCCCATCAGTTTCTATATCAAAAAATGCTTTCATCGTCTATCACCTCCGATAATCGCCCTGTGTCTGAATCGTATTGAAGTTTACACGCTTTACCAGTAAGACCTGAGAACCTATTTTTAATTACTCGTAATGTAGTTTGATTACGAATGATAGGATCATCTGCTTGTTGGTTACGTTCTAAACCTATTACTATATCTGACAATTGGGCAATCGCGGCTGATCCTCTAAGCTCTGACAGGCTGACCTGACCACCTTCTTCGTGTGCCTTACCTTGTGGCCTCTTTAAATGAGATATTAAAAATAAACCTACCCCAGTTTCTTGTACTATTTTTCTTAGCTTGGTCATAATTGCGTCAATCGCTTTACGCTCGTCAAGTATTCCATCTTGATCACTTACAACAATAGATAGATGATCCAATACTATCCACCTACAATCAAAAGATTTAGCATAAGTTCTAATCACATTAAGTAATGAGTCTTCCGACATACTACCAAAGTGGTCATAAAAGAATACATTCTTATCACCTACTGACTTCTGCCACAATGCTTTTTTATCTTCTAGGCTTAACTTTTTCTCAAACTGAGGTATGTGTATCGGAGCATTAGCCTCAATAGACATTAAACCTTTAACGCTACGCTCTATAGATTCCTCTAAATGAATAATAGCTAGGTTATCATCAGTCTTATCAAGTATGTAAGCCTCTAGCTCCTTAACAACACTTGTCTTTCCCATACCTGATCCACTAGTAATGGTTACTAATTCCTTAGCGCGGAAACCATAGGTTAAGGCGTTTAGACCATTCCAAGGATAGTCAATGTTTACTAAGTTTTCATCCTTTAATAAATGTTCCCAAGTATCTTGACCTTTAACAATTCCTGCAGGCGTGTAAGATTCAGCAGACCACCAAGCGTTAGTAAACTCCTTGATCTTTCCATTAACTAGCATATCACTAGCATCCTTCATAGGTAGCTTACAAACTTTCAGCTTACCAACAGATATAATATCCTGTACGGCCTTTACAGCCTCAAAGCCTGCGGTGTCCTGATCAAAACATAGAACAACATTATCAAAAGACTCAATGTATTCTAAATTATCTTTAACATCTCTAGAAGCGGAATTAGATCCGTTCTTTAAAGATACTACAGGCCACTTACCATCAAACATTTCGCTTATAGACAATGCGTCTAGCTCACCCTCACAAATTGTTAGGTACTTACCGCCTGATCTGTTAGCGTTCTGTCCAAATAATCCAGATCCTTTATTAGTACCAATGATCTGAAATTCTTTAGTCGCGACAGTTCTCTCTTTATAACCAATAAGGTTATTTGAATCTTTAGAGTCGTAGTATGGATAGTAGTGTTTATCTATCTTACCACCTTTGTCAAAACTTACAGTTACACCAAACTTAGATGTAATGTTAGAGCTTATTCTGCGGTCTTTTATTGCCGATCCACTTGTACCGCGTGGCGTTATAGTTTGCATAGGTTTTATTGGTTCCTTTTTTTGATAGGTGCTTGAAGACAATCCTTTTTCATAGTGTCCGCAAGCATTACAATAACCGTGTCCATCAGAATAGACAGAAAGATTATCACCTGCTCTGTCCCCACCTGTATCTCTACAAGCAGGGCAGGGCTTATGTTCTACAAAAGTAGAATTATCCAAAGAAATCACTAGTTTCATCGTCAGCAGATTTATAACCTTCAGTTCGATCAGTTACCTTAATAGCAGTCAAATATGTTGCTACGCCGTGCGAAGGATGTTCTGCACCCGCTTTCCATAGTATGCTTACCTTGCTCTCTGGGCCGAAATCACTACCTATGGCCTCGCCTTCGTCAGTCTTGATCATTTCAAAATCTAGCTTATAACGAGTAGAAAACTTTCTAGCTCTATAAGATCCACCGTCCTCAGTCTTAATCGTTCTGACCTTGACTCCTGCTTTCTCTAGAGCCTTAGTTTCTTTATCATCAAGGGCAACAGTTAGAGTATATTTTTCTGTATCTTCACCATTGAATTTTTCTGTACTGTCTAGATAGACGTACTTTGCTATACCTGTAGTTATCATAATTGTATTATCCTTTTAAAGACCTAAAAAATTAACTTAGATTAGCGGTCTTTAGACTAACCTAAGTCTTTAGTTTAAATTAAAATAATAATCATAATGTTTATCACTTTAATTTGAATCCTTAGTAATATTTTAATGTATAGATCAATCTAAGTCAAGGGTGATATCTTCTTTATTTAGAAGTTCGTCATCATCTAGCCAAGTATAAGGGTTAGAGTAGTATCTGCAGATGTTACATAATTCTACAAATACCGTTTTGTCTTTAGACTCTCTAGCCTTAGATTCCCATTCGTTTAAAACATTATCGCAACACTTACACCTCATTCAGATCTTCCTCGGATAACACATCTTTATTTTCATAACTTATAGTTGTATCATCAAGCACTCTTACGTGTTCTTCATCACGCCCTATAGAATAGCTAGAGTCCTTCAAGGCAAATATTCTAGCCGATAGTTCGTCTAGGCCTTCGGCCATAGTGTTTCCTTGTCCATCAGTTACAAAATAAGTGTACTTCTGTTTTTCGTAAACGTCCATTAATCTATTTATTAGGGGTTTATCTTCCATCTCTACTCCTCACGTTAGTTATCATATCTTTTATTTTATCTATTATTTCTGTATGAAATTCTTCTACATCATAGTTTAACAGAAAATCCTCAAACTCATTTACAATTTCACTCAAAGCGTCATTTTCTTTTTTTAAAGTTCTATTAATCTTTAGAGCTTCATCGTTAAAATGTTTATTATTATTTGGATTAGGCATTATCGTCCTCCTCGTTATCTGTTAATAGCTTTAAAAACTCTTTACTGGCCGATAATCTACCGTCAGCCTGTCCGATCAAAACCGCGTCAATATCTGTATACCTACTTTTCTTTAGATATTTAACTTGCTTCTCGCTTTCCTTGATCATCTTATTAGCTAGAGTATAAACTAAGTCAAGAACTTCGCCGTCATAACGAAATTCCCCGTCAATGTTATATAAAGTTTTTTTAATCATTAGAGGGCTCCATTAGAGGTTGAGCTATTAGGGGTTTACCTGTTAAAGGTTTTTGTGCTTTTATTGTTATGTCTTTCATTTTATTTTTCCTTATATTATTATAATTATTTTTACGGTGTTACTCAAAAGATCACTTTTTAATGATCTTTAGACTAAAACCTAATTAATAGAGTCCCAAATATTCGATATAAGGGACTTTATTACATAGAGTAAGGCCTTACTATTACTTTTTTATTGATCCTTAAACTTTTCGTTTATATCATCATTAATCTTTTTATAAAATGGAATTAGCGTACAAGCTAAACCAATCATCACACAAAGTAAAATAAATAGATCTAAAAGAATATTTTCTAACATAGTTCACCACCTTTTTATTATTTTAAAGTTTTACGCTAAAAGATCACTTTTTAATGATCTTTAGACTAAAACCTAAGTAATAGAGTCCCAAATATTCGATATAAGGGACTTTATTACATAGAGTAAGGCCTTACTATTACTTTTATTAGGCCGTTTGTAAATCAATCGCAAAGCCTGAAAGATCTTTTTTAGCTTTACCCTTAGCAATCAAACCAACTACAACGCCTGCAGGATCTAAAAATCGATGGTCCGATATATCACCGTTAATTACTTTACGGCCTTTATAAGTTGCAGGTAGTGTTTTACCCTTGAAAACAACCGCTATATTATAGTTAGTCTTCCAAATAGGCTTAAATAGATCTTTATATTTTCTATTAGCGCCTGAATAACTAAAAGTTAAATGATAATTTGCAGGAATATCTTTTTTATACCTCGAAAGCGTTTTGGTGTAATCGTAAAATTGCACCTCTGGAAAATCTTTAATTAAAGACATAAAATTTATATCGCTAATTACATTTAAACGTATTGCAGGAATTACACTAAAGCGCTTACAGTCTTCTATGAAGGCGTAAATATCACCCCTTAGCATTGCCATAAAACCCGCTTTATTATCCCTATATAATTCAGTCTTGCGCGTTCTAGCGTCTATAACAGTTTGAAATGATCCACGCCCCGCCGATTCTAAGCAAGGCGCCTTACATTCTGCAATAATTGCCATAGCGCACAAGTTAACCCCCTTTACTTTATCGGCTGGCATTAAAGACAGGCCTGCAATACGGTATTCTTTAATCTTTCCGTTTTCCTTTTTCTTTAGCTTTGTATTAGATCCGAAAGATAATAAGTTATAAGACTTTGAATTGAATTTACTTTTTATTTTAGTTTTCATTTTGTTTTATCCTTTTATTATTTATTTAAAAATTGATCAACTTTACTTCTTAGAAAACCAACGGGGTTATCTGTATTTTGAACATCACTATGCAAAAAAATATCAAAAGTTTGAATGATCTCGATTAACAGATCTCTCATTACTTGATTTTCTGTTACTTCTTTTTTATATAGTTGCATTAGTTTTTTCTTATCTTCATATGTCATTTGTTTTTCTATTGTCAAAGTAATATTTTTCATTTTATTTTTCCTTTTTGTAGTTGTAATAAATTAGACCCCTATTGCTAAGGATCTAAATTTTTATAACTTAGATATGAAACATCCGATCAATTTCAGCCTGCGCCGTCTTAGGTCTTACGCTTTCAATATCTTTTATATTAAGATCATAAGTTTTTTTACTAATGATGTTTGATTTTAAATGAGCTTTCCAGATCTCGATCCAACGTTCGCAATCGTCGAAGGTGTAAAGTTCTGGATCTTTCCGAAGATCTCGCGCCCATTTACTAAGAACTATTAATCTTTTCTTTTCTTTATCTGTGAAGATCGAATCAACAAAGGACATTACATTTTCTTTATTAATTGTTTTACCTTCTAAAGTTTTATTTTCTTTTCTGTAATTTAATATTTTGTTTTTCATTTTATTTTTCCTATTTATATTCTGTGGTTTCTTGAATCATTTTCCAACTATCAAAATCTGTGGAAAGATAGCTATTTAATTTGAACCACATTAAATGATATTTTTCTTTCGTATCATTCATAACAAAAGCAACCGTGTGTTTATCAACATCGATATCACTATCGTGAATATGTAATTCTTTTTTGACAAATTTTAAATCGCTTTTTTTCATAGTTATACATTGAAGTTCACCGCCCGTATTTTCTTCAAACATTTTGGATAGTTTGATTATTTTTTTAACCGCGAATAAATGTATTTCGTTTGTGTTTTCTGTATTTTTCATTTTATTTTTCCTTTTAGTTTAAAGTGTTTGTGTTTGTACTTCGATCGCATACCCTAAGGCCTTGATATTAGCGATTGCATAGCTTGTAAGAGTTTTAGTATCTGTAAGCCTTGCAAAAATAAAAGCCCCTTCGCATACTGGATATATAAGGTCTTTACCGTAATTGCTTTTGATCTTTACTTTTATTGTTTTCATTTTGTTTTTCCTTTTAGTTATAAGTTATTGTTTTTTCTAGCTTTTTTACGTTTTGATCTTCTCTCTGTCTTGCTTTGTTGGATCTATTATAATTCATTGCAACCTTAATTCTTAGTTAATTTTTTCAATCAGTTGAAATTAGATTGTAACTCATTGATTTATATAAGTTTTTTAGTACCTTAAATAATATCGTATGTCTTACTATATATATGCACAAGTTAACAGGCCTTCAAGATCTCGCAGGATGTCTAAAGATTTATACTCACGTTCACTTTTATTTATCTTTTTGTACACGTGAGTTATCTATTCTGTTTGTTAACTCAATTATTATTATAGATCTTGAGTTACTTAGTCCCTGCTTAGTCCCTACTTAGTCCCTACTTAGTCCCTGTGTTCACTTATGCAACAGAAGTGTTCGTATGTGCAACATATGTTGTATTAATACCACAGGGGAGGGGACTCCCTAAGGGTAATTAATAATTTTAAATTTAGGCTCATAAGCAGATCAGAGAGGATTTGGGTTTTACAGCTGTTTACTACGCCACTTCTAGAAATCGGAGGTGCGGAGAGGGACCTTAGTGACTAATGTAAGTTATGCTATTGACAAACATCGAAAAGTATGCTATAATATTACTATAGATAAAGATTTATAAATATCTAAAGCTCACCTAAAAGGCTTCTCTTAGAAATAACCTTTATAATCATTCTAATAATACCTCTTTAGTTGAATCTATAGTATCACTAAGGAGATAAAAGATGCCTTCAAAGCACAAAGGTTCACCAAATCTATTCAAGGGTATGAAGTCTCTAAACCCAGAAGGAAGACCCAAGGGAAGTGTTAATAAGTTTACCGCATTAAGCAGAGAGTTAATGTCTGCTAAAGGTCCGGAGATTGTACAAAGAGTTATAGATCTAGCATTAGAAGGTGACAGGACTTGTCTTAAAATGTGTATGGATAGAATCCTACCAACCACTAAGGCAGTAGAGTTAAGATCTCAAGAAGGTAAAGGCAATGTTATTATTAATGTTGGTGGTCTTTCAGAGAAGATAATTGAAGCAGATACTAAGAAACCTTTAGATTACGAAGAAGGTGTAATAATATCAGCAGAGTCAATAGACGAAACAATTGTCAAGATAGCTAACGATGAGTAACGAATTAGATGTAAGCCTACATCCAGCTCAGTTAGAAATCTTTAATAGTAAAGCAAGATTTAAAGTAGTAAGTGCAGGAAGAAGATTTGGTAAGTCAAGGTTAGCTGCTTGGATATTAATTATTAAAGCACTACAGTCTGAAAGTAAAGATGTATTTTACATAGGACCTACCTTCCAACAATCTAAAGATATTATGTGGAATATGCTGAAGGAATTACTTCAGGGTACAGACTTAATAGAACAAACGCACGAGAATACAGCTACTATGACATTAGTCAATGGTAGAAGAATTAGTTTAAAAGGAAGTGATAGACCAGATACATTAAGGGGCATAGGACTTTCTTACGTTGTACTCGATGAGTATGCCAGTATGAAAGTAGAAGTGTGGGAACAGATAATAAGACCCACTTTGGCTGACGTGAAAGGTGGGGCACTCTTTATAGGGACTCCCGCCGGGAAGAATCACTTTTACGATTTATATAAAGAAGCGGAAGATGAAGAGAATACAGACTGGGAGGCATTTCAGTATAATTCTACAGATAACCCGATATTAGACCCTGAAGAGATTGCTACTGCTAGAAAGACTATGAGCACGCAAGCCTTCAGACAAGAATTTGAGGCGAGTTTTGTCTCCTTTACAGGCGGTATATTTAAAGAGGAATGGATTAAGTATGACAAAAACGAACCAAGTGAAGGAAATTTCGTTATTGCGGTTGACCCTGCAGGCTTCGAGAAGGTCGATAAAGAGCGTGGTCTCAAAGGCAGTAAACTTGACGAAACAGCAATATCTATTGTTAAAATCTCATCTGATAAGTGGTGGGTTAAAGATATACTCCACGGCAGATGGAACATTAAAGAAACTGCTACTAAAATATTACAGGCTGCGATTGAAAATCAGGCAACAATTGTCGGAATAGAATCAGGAGCGTTAAAGAACGCTATTCTGCCGTACTTAGAAGATGAAATGAGGGCAGAGAATAGGTGGGTAGTAATAACAGATGTAACTCACGGTGGTAAGAAGAAGGCAGATAGGATTACTTGGGCTCTCCAAGGTCGAATGGAACACGGTAAGATTTCATTTAACAAGGGAGACTGGAATAGGAGCTTTGAATCACAGTTATTAGAGTTTCCTACAAGCGGAACTCACGATGATATGGTTGATAGTCTCGCATATATAGACCAAGTAAGTGTTGCTGACTTTATGCACACAATAGAATTAGATGATGATTGGCAACCTGAAGATGAAATTGCAGGATATTAAAGGATATAAATGAATATTGACGATTACGAATCAGAAGACGAATATCAAGCCCTATCTAGCTGGCTATCAGGCAGACTAACTGACTGGAGAAACCACAGAGATAACAACCACCTTAAAAAGTGGGATGAATACTACCGTCTATGGCGTGGTGAGTGGACATCAGAAGACCAAACTAGACAATCAGAAAAATCAAGAATTATTACTCCTGCTTTACAACAAGCAATAGAATCTTCTGTAGCCGAGCTGGAAGAGGCGACATTTGGACGTGGTAAGTGGTTTGACATTAAAGATGATGAACTAGATCAAGATAAATCTGACATAGAATATGTAAGAAGAATACTACAAGAAGACTTAGAAGAGACTGGTGCAAAGGATGCCATCTGTGAGGTCTTTTTAAATGGTGCTATATATGGTACAGGTGTTGCTAAGATAATAACAGAAGAGAATATTAAAAGGAGACCTGTTGAAACACCAGTAGAGGGTACTCTCACTACAGCTAGACAGATAGAAGAATATATCTCTGTTGATGTCAAGCTAGAAGCAATCTCTCCAAAAGAATTTATTATAGACCCAAGTGCTGTTAGTATTAATGAAGCACTAGGAGTCGCTCACGAGGTCTTAAAGCCACGTTATATTATAGCAGAAGCAATGGACCTTGGTATCTACAGAAACCTTGAAATAGGACAAGGATCAGACTCTATGCAAATAGGTTACGACTCTGACTATATTCAAAATGATGCTTCAGACCAAATAAAGATTACTGAATACTGGGGCAAAGTACCTAGAAAATTCCTTAATGCTAAAGAAAGCGAAGATGATTTTAACTATGATGAAGATGAGTTAATTGAAGCTGTTGTAACTCTAGCTAATGATGAATATGTATTAAGAGCAGAAGAAAATCCATTTATGATGGTTGATAGACCTTTTGTAAGCTACCAACACGATATTGTTCCAAACAAATTCTGGGGTAGAGGAGTGGCAGAGAAAGGATATAACCCACAAAAAGCATTAGACGCAGAGATGAGAGCTAGGATTGACTCTTTAGCACTTACTACTACGCCTATGATAGCCGCAGACGCTACTAGACTACCGAGAGGAATTAAACTTGAGGTCCGTCCCGGTAAGACTATCCTTACTAATGGAGACCCTAGGCAAGCACTTATGCCTCTTACACTAGGTTCAACAGACCAAAATACTTACAACCAAGTTGCTTCATTGCAAAATATGGTTCAGATGGGTACTGGCTCTGCTGACACAGGTTCTCCGGATAGAGCCACCTCAAGTGGTATGTCGATGATGCAGTCTGCAAGCATTAAGAGACAGAAACGTACTCTAATGAATTTTCAAAACACATTCCTTATACCTATGGTTAATAAGACTATGTGGCGTAAGATACAGTTTGATGTAGATCGCTATCCTGTTACTGATTATAAATTTGTACCTTATTCTACTATGGGCATTATGGCTAAAGAGTTAGAGATGCAACAGATGGTATCAATGCTACAATCTATACCTAAAGAGTCTCCAGCATTTAATGTAATACTTTTAGCAACATTTCAAAACTCTTCTTTACATAATAGAGATGAAATTGTACAGGCACTTATGCAAGGCAACGAGCCAAATCCTGAAGCACAGGAAATGCAGCAACAACATATGCAGTTAGAAATGCAACAATTAGAAGCTGACATACAAAAAACATTAGCAGAAGCACAAGAAGAACAAGCTAGAGCTATGAAACATCAAGCAGATGCAGGAGCCTCACAACCTCAAAACGAATTAGATGTTCAAGAAAGAGTTATAAACCTTCAGAAAAAAATGATGGAACTAGAAAAAATGAGTGCTGACATACAGAAACAGCAATCAGAAACAGCTAGAAACATACCTGAAGTAGAGCACCTTAAATCGGAGACAGCTTTAAATTATGCTAACGCACTTAGACGAACAAACGACTAAAGAATATTATAAAGCAAGACAAGATTTAGTAGAGCAAGACGGATGGAGAGACTTAGTTGAAGAACTAAAAAATCTTGAAACCCTTTATAACAAATTAGACTCAATAGAGTCTGAAAAAGACCTTTGGTTTGCCAAGGGTCAGCTGTCAATTTTGAGACAAATATTGTCTTTAGAAGACGCAGCTAAACTAGCGGTGGAAGAACTAGATATCTAGCCCCACCATTTTAATAACTTCATAACCCAAATGGGCGGAGATAGAAAGTATGAGTAATATAGTAGTGGACGCTGATTCCCAAGAATCATCAGCAGAAGTAGAGATTTCAAATGTAGACGAAAATACGATAACAGACAGTACGGAAGATGTAGTTAGTGATATTACAGAAGAAGCAGTAGAAATACAAGCCGAAGCTGAAGTAGAACCAAATGTACCTTCTAAGTTTGCCAATAAGACTACAGAAGAAATAATTGATAGTTATACTAATCTTGAAAAGGAACTGGGACGTAAGGCTCAGGAAGTTGGAGAGTTAAGGAAATTATCAGATAGTTTTCTACAAGCTGAAGTATCGAGACAGACTAATCCGCAAAATAACACTCCATTAGAAACCAAAGATAATGAAGAAGGATTAGATTTTTTTGACGACCCTAATAGAGCCGTTAATGATCTAATAGAAAAACACCCTAGGTTTCAAGAGTTTCAAAAGTTCCAGAACTCGCAGGCACAAGCCGGAGCTAAGGCACAATTGGAACAAAAACATCCTGATTTTACTGATGTCGTACAAGACAAAGGTTTTCAGGAATGGGTACAAGATAGCCCGATTCGTATGCAAATGTTTCAAGCAGCCGATTCTTATAATTTTGATGCAGCTAACGAGTTATTGTCTAACTGGAAAGATAGATCAATGATAAGTAAGACCCAAGAGGTCAAACAGCAAGCAGAAAATAATAGGAAAGACGCTCTTAAAGCAGGCAGCACGGAATCAAGGTCATCTTCAGGCTCAGGTGCAGGAGGTAAGACATATAGAAGAGCTGACCTCATACGCTTAAAAATGGAAGACCCTACTCGTTACGAGTCTTTGGAAGATGATATCTTTCAGGCTTATCAAGACGGAAGGGTTGTTTAATAAAATGCTAATAAAAACTTATAGGAGTTAATTAAAATGGCAAATATGACAGTTACAACGGCAGCTAAGTTTATTCCAAAACTATGGAGTGACGAAGTTATAGCCACATATAAAGGTAATCTAGTAGCGGCTAATCTAGTCCGCAACTTGAACCACACAGGTAAAAAAGGTGACACTATTCACATCCCAACACCGGGACGTAACGCTGCAAGTGCAAAAGCTGCAAATACAGCCGTTACTTTAGTAGTTGATACTGCGGTACACACAGATATCGTTATCAACAAGCACTTTGAATGGTCAACTCAAATTGAAGATATTGCTGAACTACAAGCATTAAATTCAATGAGACGTTTCTATACGGACGATGCTGGCTATGCACTCGCAAAAAATATTGACTCTGCGTTAATTACTGATATGGATGGTGCAGCAGCACTAACTGGCGGTAATGCAGTAATTGCAAGTGTAACAAACTGGGATGCTTCAATCCTAATTGCTATTGAAAACCTTAACGATAATGACGTTCCTTTAAATGACCGTTCTATGATTGTTACGCCATCGTGTATGACTGCACTAATGACGGAAGAAAGGTTTACTGAGCAAGCGTTCATCGGTAGCGGTGCGGCAATTAAGACTGGTAAAATTGGTATGATTTACGGAATAGACGTTTATATGTCTACACAAGTAGGTACTGGTAATACTGAAAAAGCGTTTATGTTCCAAAAAGACGCTTTGGTATTAGCTACACAACAAAGCATCCGTACACAGACACAGTATGTTCAATCTCAACTTGCAGATTTGTTCACAGCTGATACTGTTTATGGTAGTAAAGTTGTACGTCCGGGTTCTATCCAAGAACTTAGTTCGTAGTTTTAACCACGGAGCTCTCCTTTCACGAGGAGAGTTTCATATTAAACCTAGGAGATTTGTATGAAAAAGAGTAGAAAGAGAAGAATTTACCCGACTAGAAGACAAAAATTATATCTTGCAGTAATGCGTATGCGTCAGAGGATTACATAATGGCTATTGATAGAGGACACGGAATTGCAACATCATCGGTATTAGCTGACGCTTTTGACGTTGATACTTTAGTAGCACAATCTAAAGCAGCATTAGCTGGTTCAGAAATTGCAGAAACTAATGCTAAGACATCAGAAACAGCCGCAGGTGTAAGTGCATCAGCAGCAGCTGTAAGTGCAACTGCCTCTGCTACAAGTGCTACCGCTTCAGCAGCAAGTGCTTCTAGTATAACAGGGGATGCAGCCGCAGCAGCCGCAAGTGCAGCAGCAGCTTTGATTTCTAAAAATGCAGCAGCAGTTTCTAAAACAGGTGCGGATACAGCTAAGGCTGCCGCTGAGACTGCAGAAACTAACGCAGAAACAGCAGAGACTAATGCGGAGACTGCAGAAGCAGCAGCTTTAGTTTCTAAAAACGCAGCAGCTTCAAGTGCTAGTGCTGCTTCAAGTTCAGCTTCTACAGCTAGTTCAAAAGCAACAATAGCAACAACTAAAGCAGCAGAAGCAGCAGCTAGTGCAGCAAGTATTGTTGGAGACGCTTCCGCAGCAGCAGCTAGTGCTACAGCTTCAGCAGCAAGTGCTAGTACGGCTAGTACAAAAGCTAGTGAAGCCGGTACTTCAGCATCAACAGCAACCACTAAAGCTAGTCAAGCAGCTACATCAGCTACGGCTTCAGCCGCTAGTGCAACCGCTGCAGCAGCTACTAAAGACTCAATAGATGAATTTTATCTAGGAGCTCAAAGCTCTGACCCTACAGTAGACAATAATGGTGATGCAGTTACAGCTGGTGATTGGTATTTTAGAACGAGTGATAATACAACAAGGATATATAGTGGATCGGCTTGGCAAGCTACAGTAGTAGCTACAGATTCTTTCTTGGCTAGGTCTGGTGGACAGATGACTGGTAACATAACTATGGCTGGCTCACAGACTGTAGACGGAGTAGATATTTCAACTCTAGCCAATACTAGTGGAACTAACACAGGCGACCAAACAATAGCACTAACAGGAGATGTTACTGGTAGTGGTACTGGTTCATTTGCAACTACAATAGCAACTGATGCAGTAACTACAGATAAATTAAATTTAATATCTACATCTAGTAAGCCATCAATAGAAGCTAAAAGTGATGGTAATGTTGATGGTTACATACAGTTAAACTGTTCAGCAAACTCACACGGCATTAAACTTAAAAGCCCACCACACTCTGCTGGTGCAAGTTACACTTTAGTATTTCCTAATAATACTGGAAGCACAGGACAATTTCTAAAGACTAACGGTTCAGGTGTTATGTCTTGGGATACAGTTGATGCTTTACCTTCACAATCAGGCAATAGTGGTAAATTCTTAACTAGTAATGGTAGTGCGGCTTCTTGGGCAGTATTAGACACAGATGCTAACACAACAACTAAAGGTTTATACG